TAAAGTAGTTAAACAGTCAGGTCCTATTTGTAAATATGTTGATACAACAACAGGAGAAGAAATTACATTTTATGGTAAAGATTTACAACAACTTTGTGAAGAAAGACCAGAAATCAAAGAACAAATGTATAAGGATACCTGTGAACAGTATGTTATGAAGTATCAACATGAAGATGCTCAAAGTATGGATCCTGATATTGAAATCGATGAATCAGGATTATAATGAGCGATATATTTAGTCTATTAGATAACGTTAAAGAAAACGATTCTTTAGGGGTCAATGATAGAGTACTAATTGTAGATGGTTTAAATTTATATTTAAGAGTATTTGCAGTAAATGGTGCTTTAAATGATAATGGAGTCCCTGTAGGTGGTTTAACAGGTTTTTTAAGATCTTTAGCTTACGCAATTAGAGAAGTAAACCCAACTAGAGTAATTATAGTTTATGATGGTGCAGGTGGTTCTCAACGTAGAAGAAAGATCCATTCTGAATATAAATCAAACAGAAAACCAGGTAAACGAATTACAAGATGGGACGCTTTTAAAGACGCTAGAGAAGAAAAGGATGCAATGAAAATTCAATTTTCAAGGTTACTTGATTATTTAGATTTTCTTCCAATCAATGTTATCTCAATAGACAAAATAGAAGCAGATGATGCTATTGCTTACATTGCACACAAACTTTTAGATAAAGAAGTTACTATAATGTCTGCAGATCAAGATTTTTTACAATTAGTAAACGATAGAATCACTGTATGGAGTCCAACAAAGAAAAAGTTTTATACCCCTCGAATGGTAGAAGCTGATTATGGAGTACCGGCTCACAATTTTTTAATGTATAAAACCTTAATGGGTGATAAATCTGATAACATCCCAGGTGTTAAAGGATTAGGCCCTAAAAAATTACCTAAAATACTACCAGATCTACTCACACAACAAACCCTTGATCTTGATTTCATTCTGGAGTATGCTAGTAAAGGAGAGGAACCTATGCATAAAAGAATTAGTGAGTCGGCAACTCAACTCCGTGTAAACGAAGAGTTAATGGACTTAAAAAATCCACCAATTTCAGGTGAATTAAAATTACAAATAACAAGATTAGTAGAAGCACCAATAAATTTGCTTTCCCGAAATGACTTTATTATAATGTATAATGATGATCAATTAGGAAATGCAATTAAAACTCCTGATTTATGGTTAAGGGAACATTTTGTTAAACTAAATACATTCGCAAAACAAACACATGAGTAAATTAACTCAATACGGACATTCATTTCAAACTAAAGCTATTGGTATTCTAATAACTGATAGAGACTTTCTACAACAAATTGCAGATATAGTTTCTCCAGATTATTTTGATAATGATGCTGGTAAATGGATTATTCGTAAAACACTTAAATACTATAATGAATATAAAACAGTTCCTACAATGGAAGTGTTTAAAGTAGAGTTAGAAAATTTACAACAAGAGTTACAAAATGTAGCTGTAAAAGATTTACTTAAACAAGCATATAAAGCATCAAAAGCTACAGATTT